AGGAGGGTTGGCCAACCCGGTGAGACCACAGTAGGGGAGCGAAGCTCCAGGTCAAAGCCCCTGCCCGGCGGCCGGGAGAGGGCTGAGGAAGCCTGTTTCGGCGATTCGGCGGCCGGGATCCGGCCGGAGTGGCGATGGCGGGGCGCCGGGGAGCGAACGGGGCTCCGGAAGAGCCTGTTTCCGGCCGGGAACGCTGCCCGCACCTTATTTGTAACGTTCGGATAACGGTTGGTGGCTGCTGTGCAAGGCCTCTCCGGCACCCGCAAAGGGGTGAGGAGGGCACCCCCATGATCAGCAAGAACAACGAGGACACCTCGCCCCTGGCGAACTTCGATCCCACGGAGATCCACCAGCTGTTCCTGGGCTTGGAGGTGCCCGATCCGATCACTTTCGTAGTCTCGCCGAAGTACCTGAACCGGCCGAACCTCTACCCGCGCCAGGCCACCCTCCTGAAGGTGTTCTTCCTGCGAGAGGACCTCCTCACCGACTACGACTACCGGGTCATCGCCGAGTGGGACGAGTCCTACCGCACCGCCAAGTCCTCCAACGAACAGCGAGCCGCGCGCGCCGCCGAACTCGCCGAGACCAGCCCCGAAGCCGCCCTCGAAGCCGAGGTCGACGGCATCATGACCGAGGCCCTCGACGCCATCGCAGCCCAGGCCCTGCTGGAGGGCAACGAGGACGCCCCCAAGATGCCCCTGTCCGGCTCCCCGGACCTCCTGGGCCGCATGCGCGCCTGCAAGGCCCTCGGCTACCGCTGGTTCAAAGAGATCCTCCTGGTCATGGGCCGCCGCGCAGGAAAGGGCCACATCAGCGCCCTGGCCATGGCCTACGTCCTGTGGTGCTACATGGCCAAGGGCGACCCCCAGGACTTCTACGGCGTCGACCGCGACAAGAAGCTCGCCGTGCTGATCTTCGCCGGTAAGCGCGACCAGGCCAAACAGAACCTGTGGCGCGACCTCGTCAACGTGGTCACTGGCGGCCCCTGCTTCGCCCCCTACATCGCAGACAGCCTCGGCGAGAAGCTCTCCGTCTACGCGCCGAACGACTTCGTCCGCATGGAAGACATGCGCAAGCGCGGCATCAAGACCGCCATGGACATGGCCACCTTCCACATCCTGCCCAAGGAGTCCACCGTCATGGCGGGCCGTGGCCCGGCCTCCATGATCCTCGGCTTCGATGAGATGGCCCACGTCGTCAACAGCGGCGCCAACCGCTCCGCAGGAGAGGTCTACGACGCCTCCACCCCCTCCCTCGACCAGTTCGGCAAAGACGGCTTCATCGTCGAGCCCAGCTCGCCGTGGGAGATGAGCGGCAAGTTCTACGACAACTGGCTACGCGCCACCAGCTACGAGGACGACGGCACCCCCACCTACGCGAACGTCATGATGATCCAGCTCCCCAGCTGGGACGTCTACCTCGACTGGCAGATCGCCCACGAACTGCCCCTCTTCCCCGAGGGATTCACCGGCGACAACGGCGAGTACGCCGACTGCGACCCGCCCGGCTTCAAGCCCCTCAAGGGCGCCATCCAGAACTACGACGAAGAGATGCGCAAGCTCGAAAAAGCGGATCCAGACACCTTCGCCGTCGAGCGCCGCGCCCAGTGGGCCACCGTCCTGGACGCCTACCTCAATCCGGACAAGGTCGAATCCGTCTTCGGCCTCTGGCACGAGCGCCCTTCCGCGTACGGCAGCCCGCTCATCCTGCCCACCACCCAGGGCATCCTCGCCTACACCTACAAGGGCCACGCCGACCCCAGCTCCGTCAACTGCCGCTTCGGCGTCGCCCTCGCCCACACAGAGATCGACGCCGAGGGGCGCCCCCACGTCGTCTTCGACAAGATTCACTACTTCGATCCGGCCGACTTCCCGAACCACACCATCGACTACGAGGAAGTCGAGGACTGGATCTGGCACGACATGATCGTCCCCTTCGCCCCCGAGGACTTCACCTTCGACCAGTACCAGTCGGTCGGATCCATCCAGTCACTCGTCAAGCGGACCGCCAAGACGCGCATGCCCAAGAAGGTCAACATCTGGGAGCGCACAGCCACCAACCAGATCAACTGGCGCTACGCCGAGACCTTCAAGGCCGCGATCAACATGGGCCTGGTCCATGCGCCCGAGCACGAAGAGGGCATGCTGGAGTTGAAGTTCCTCCAGAAGAAGCCCGGCATCAACCGCGTCGATCACCCCACCATCGGTCCCGTCCAGACCAAGGACATCGCCGATGCGATCATGATCACAACGTTCGCGCTCATCGGGGACTGGATCGAGGGCTACAAGGAGATGCTCAACGGCGTCAGGCCCGCTGGCGCCATGATGGGCGGCCTGCACGGATCCAGCGCCCACACCCCCGATATGTCCATGCCTGACCAGGACACTCAGGCCCGCCTGGACGCACTGCGATCCTTCACACGAACCCGTACCGGGCGCCAGGGCTGGGATCAAGGACTTGGTCGTACAAGGTCCGGATATCGCCGTTGACCGAGAATGGCTGCCTTGCCCCCGGGGAAATTTCCGTGGCACGATGGCTTCAACTCGTGAAACAGGTATGCGGCCCAGGGGGTTTTTCTCCTTCGACCCCCGCCGCAGCTGGCAGGCGTGCCTCAAGGTGCCAACCGGCGTCTGACCGACCAGGTCGGCCGGACGGCACAGGGGTGTGGTGGAGTCTGGCGGGACTGACCACTGCTTAAAACGTCTCACGAGTTCAGAGAAGCCCCCCGGACAGGTACCGCCGGGGGGCTCTCCCATTCCCATGTCCACCAGCTCTTCACCGACGTGAAGGGCTGGAGGTGCAGGGATGACGGACATCAGCGCGACCAACTTCTTCCGCCAGGCAGCAGGCGAGACATCGCCGCTCCCCCAGCTCCCGCCCGAGCAGGAGGAAGCGCTGGGACACCCCGACTTCATCCAGCACAAACACCTCTCCCTGGGCCTGGCCAAGAACCCCGTCCCGGGCACCGCCATCTGGCGCGGAGAAGCGCGCGAGGGCGCACCACACGACGCCGTGCACCACTCCGGCGTCGGCCTGCACTGGAGCGTCAATCCCGACAGCGCCTTCACCCCGCCCCCCGGCCAGGGCCAGCGCCGCATGTTCTGGCAGGGCCGTGTCGACAACCCGGCCGAGCAGACCATCCCCCGCTCCCACCCGTCCTGGGACGGCCGCACGCGCTCCATGGACCACGAGGCCGAAGTCCGCCTCAAGCCCGGCAGCCGCGTCCACATCGACGGCGCCTACGTCTGGCACGGCCAGGACGAACCCCACGGCCACCCCACCCCGATGGCCCCCGAGCGCACCCACCCCGACTGGAAGTGGCACCCGGTCGGCCAGCACGCCGAGGTCCACAACCACGGCCACATCAGCTACGACCTCTCCGAGCCCCAGCACAGCGACGCCAAGATGCCCCCTCCCTGGACCGGCGCCAACCCCCGAGCCGTCCTGGAGCACGAGCACGCCGCAGGCAACCACCACGCCGTCCACCCCGGCGGCAGCTACGACGACATCGACTGGGACGCCCCCGGCGAGCACGTGGACGGCCACAGCGCCGCCGTCATGACCGACGGCGTCCTCAAGGACGGCTGGACCAAGCCCCACGAGCTGGACGACCACGACACGACCGAATGGCTGCGCTGGCACCCCGACCGCGCAGGCATCGAGCAGCGCCACCACGGCCGCACCGCCTCCCTCACCACCACGGCGGCCGTCCAGAACGGCGACGACATCCCCTCCCGATTCCTCAACCCCCACGGCCACCACATCCGCGCCAACGTCGGCGGCCACACCAACGTCGAGATGGTGCCGCGCGAGGAAGTCGAGCGCTACGCCAGCCAGCCCACCGACACCGACCACGTCAAGGAAGTCGGCCACCACCTCGCCACCAGTGGCCAGATGGAGCCGCTCATGCTCCACTACCACCCCGCCAGCGGCGAGGCCTATCTCGGCGAGGGCAACCACCGCCTGCGCGCCGCCAAGGCCCTCGGCATGGACCACGTCCCCCTGCGTATCAGCCGTTCCAACTACGGTCTGCCCGGCCCCGGCGTGAAGGTCCCCCAGGACCACCCCGCCATCGCCGCAGGCGGCCACGTCCCCGCCGACATCCACCCCAGCCACATCGGCCTCACCACCGTGGACAAGCCCTCCATTTCGCAGGTCGACCTGGACTCGGCCCGGCACGACTACAACCTCACCGGCCGCCCCCGCCTGGCGGCTGCAGAGAGCCCCGAGTCGATCGCCGAATGGGGGAGCGGCTCCAAGCCCTGCCCCTGCTGCCAGGGCCAGGGCGAACACGGAACTGGCTACGAGTGCTACCTGTGCGACGGCAGTATGAGCGTCGGCCAGGACACCCCCGAGGACTACCGCTGCGAGGGCACCCTGCCCGACGGCGGCCACGGCAAGACAGCCACCTACGCGGAGAACCCGCTCCCCGCAGAGATCGACTCCTGGAAGAACACCCAGTGGGACGTGCCCCACCAGGTCGACGGGCCGATGCACCGAGGGCTGACCATCCCCCTCTCGCCCGAGGACCACGCACACGTCCACGACCAGTCGGTCTCCCCGAGCAAACGCGCAGCCCACATCGTCAAGCTCGTCTCCAAGGACGGCAACCTCGGGCGTCACTGGACCACCGACGCCGACATGGCCAACCACTTCTCCACCAGTGCCGCAGGCGAACTCGGCCACCACCCCCACCTCCTGGCCGTCTCTCTCCACGCCCACCCGCCGGAGCCCGAGCACATCGAACACGACCCCGTCGAACTCGGCCGCATGGGAGTCAAGGCTCAGTCCGTCGAAGCGGAGATCCCCCTCAAGCACGATGCCCCCGTGCGCATGTACGGAGTCAGCTGGCACAACCCCCGTGACCACTCCCAGAGCGGCCGGTACATCGCCACCGGCCAGGCCAAGGGCATCATCCGCAATGCCACCGCCGACACGCCCGTGCCGGACAACACCCAGCCCTACCAGCACGAGCACGACTGGCTGCCCCACGGCCACTTCTTCGGCCCCGGGAAGAAGGGCCTGGACCCGCGCCTGTTCGACGAGAACGACCGGATGCACCCCATCGTCCGCCAGTACCTGCTGTCGCTGCTCAACTCGTTCTGGACCCCGAAGTACGGCGACTCCTGGCAGTCCTGGGCCCGCGTCTACCTCACCGGCTCCGAGGCCAGCCACTGGTACGGCAACGGCGACCTCGACATCCTCATCGGCGTCGACCACGAGGCCCTCAACCACCACATCGACCACTTCACCGGCGAGCCCGACAACGCGGTCGACGAGCACCTCACCAACCAACTGCGCGAGGGCCTCAACGACGACCACCGAATGCTGCCGGGCCCGGACGGCAAGGACACCGGCCCCTGGGAAAGCACCTTCTACGTCAACCCGGGCTCGTACGACATCAAGGCACTCAAGCCCTACGCCGCCTACGACATCACCCGCGACGAATGGGCCGTCAAGCCGGTCGAGGTCCCCGACGACTTCGGCCCCGAGAAGCTCCCCGAGTCCACCTGGGACGTCCTCGACGCGCTGACCAAGCTCATCGGCGCCATCGCAGAGCTGCCCGACGAGACCCGGGACCGCGAGGGCGCCGCGCTGTACGATTACCTCCACGCTGACCGCCACAGCGCTTTCGGCCCCGAAGGATCGGGCCTCTACGACCCCGGCAACGCCGTCTGGAAGGCCCTCGACAAGGCCCCCGGCCAGCCCCTGCAGCAGCTGATCGACTGGAAGCACGCCCACGACGGGACCGCCGCCACGGACCTGGAGACCGCAGCATGACCGAGTTCAACGCCACCGCCCACTTCCGCCAGGCCGCCAAGGGCAAGGACTTCGACTGGCCGACGGCGCAGCACTACCTCGCCGAGACGACCTTCACGAAGAACCACCAGCACCAGCCCTACTCCAACATCGGCGAAGCCCAGGCGCATGCCGACCGCATCGCAAAAGCAGAGGGCATCTCCTCTCCTAGCGTCGATGTAAAGCGCGGGGGTGGCGAGGGCAGCCGGTACTGGCACAGCGGCCGGTACGGCGACAGCGGGCCGGAGATCGCCCTGTCACCGGACCATATGCATGAGGCCGCGCTGATCCACGAGATGACCCACCACTTCCGCCACGAGACCGGGCAGTCGGAGGGACACGACGCCGCCTTCAGCCGGAACTACGGGGCCCTGCTCAGTGACCACCACTCTCGGGGCGGCGACGCACGCGCGGAGTTCCGGCACTACCACCAGGCCGCAGACGAGCACATGCGGGCCAACCCCGACTTCTACCAGGCCCCACCGGACGACGGCCCGGAGGCATCGCCCCGCACCGCCACGGCGTTCTTCGCCCAGGCAGTCACCGACCGCTACACTGCGACCACGAAGAAGGAGGCCGAGCATGGACACCATGCACCCCGAGGTACAGGCGGAGATCGTGCGCCGCGCGGCCACGCCGCACGACCGGCGACGCGTGAACCTGAACGAGATGCGCTGCGACGTCGCAAAGCGGCAGCGGAAGGCGTAGAGCACCACCCCGAGCTGCAGGGCGACCTCGACCGCCTCGGCCCCGGCGCACGCCACGTCACCCAGACCATCGACGCCCTCCACAAGGGCGACTCCGGCGTGACCACCTACCCCCTGTCGCACCCGCTGGAGGGCTGGCACGCAGCCCTCAGCAGCAGCGGGCACCAGGTCGTGCACCGCCACGAAGGCAACACCCTCCACGTCGGCTACGCCGGACACAACATCACCGACGCCGAGCAGCGCCTGGGCGACCAGGGCTCCAAGGCCCTGCCCGTCCACTTTCACGGCGGCGCGGAGAAAGACTTCGACAGCATGCCCTCCGACATCCAGGGCAGCGTCCTGGACACCGTCGACCGGCTCTCCCGCCGTGAACCCCGAGCCACCGACCACGCCCTCGGCCTGCCGCTGCGCGGCTGGAGCGCCGCCCACGTGCCCGGCCACAAGTCGCACCGTGTCACCCACCGCTACGAGGCCGCCGACGGCACCTCCACCGCCCCCGAGCATGCGGAGCGGCTGTTCATCGGCCACATCGGCCCCCACAACTACGGCGACGCCATCAAGCGCCTGACCAGCCTGACCGACTTCTTCTCTCAGGCGGACCTGCGCCAGACTGCTTCCGTGGACGACGGCAAACTGACGCACCGGGCCCCCGGCCCCGACGACGCCCCCCTGCACGACCCGACGCGCCCGGTGAGAGAGGGCGGCGGCTGCCACGAGCAGATCAATCTCGACAACCCGGACTGGGGCGGCATGGGGGAGCCGCACGAGGAGTCCATGGCCGCCGTCCACCGAGCCCGAGGCAACCCCGAGGCGCCGGTGACCATCTACCGGGCGGCCCCGCACGGTGTGAGCCGCATCCGCACCGGCGATTGGGTCGCCACCTCCGCCGAACACGCCCGCATGGAGGCGGCCGAGGGCGGCAAGGGAGATCACGACGGCCCGGACGACCCGGCCCACGACTGGCCGGTCCTCAAGGCCACCGTCCCCGCCAAGCACGTCCGCACCGACGGCAATGACATCAACGAGTGGGGCTACAACGGCCCTCGCATCGACCACCCCGCCGTCCACGGCCCGGACGAGGACTGGACCGAGCCGACGCACCACACAGCCGCGCGACTGACCGAGGCTGAAGAGGGTCTGTTGCAGCGTCAGTCGGCGGCCGTCGAGCATGATGACGGCGTGATGGTCGCGTTCGTTCCGCCGACCGAGGTGGCCGGGCAACTCGCCCAGCACGGCGGGCAGATGGGCGATGACCTGCACATCACCCTGGCCTACCTCGGCAATGTGTCCGACTACACCAAGGAGCAGCTGACACTGCTGCCCCAACTGGTTTCGGCCTGGGCAATGCGCCAAAAGGCAGTTACGATCCACATTGCAGGCGTTGGAACGTTCAACAACGCCTACAAGAACCAACACGTCCTGTGGGCGCACCCCGACATACCCGGCGGGGTGCAGATGCACGTCAGTCTGGCTGACTACCTGGAGCGGTACGGGTACCGTCTTCCCAGTGAGCACGGCTGGACGGCCCACATGACACTGCGCTACGTCGACCGGCACACGCGGTTCATGCCGCAACTGCCGGAAGTCAGCTGGGAGGCGACCGAAGTGGTCACCTTCGTCGGAGCGGCCCGCCACGCCGCTCGACTCGGCCTCCGTCCCAGCACACCCACCACGCTCTAGAGTCCCGCCAGACCAGGGCAGTCAGGAGAACGCTCAAGTGAGCACCGCCACCACCACCAAGGCCATCCCCACCCAGTACCAGAGCGCCATGGACGACGCCGACGCGATGGGCTGGGACGTGATCTGCAGCGACACCAGCGTCAAGCTCACGCCGCCCAACGCGAAGAAGGGCGACCAGATCGTCCTGTCCCTGACGACGCCCATGCCGCCTCCGCAGCTGCACAAGAAGCTCGTCGACGAGGGCTTCGTCGCGGCGACGCAGGCGTTCGAGCGCGGACAGAAGGCGCCCGAGGCCGAGGCCAAGCCGGAGACCGAGGCGAAGGCCACAGCAGCCACCAAGCCGGAGAAGCCGGTGTACGTCTGCCCGGAGTGCGAGGCGGCCCCGGACGTCGAGGAGCCCTTCACCACCACGCACCCCCCGGCGCTGGGCAACCACCGCCGCGCCAAGCACGGCATCCCGGGCACCAGCGCCGAGACCATCCGCAAGCGGGGGGCGACGGCCGCGAAGAAGGCCGCGAAGAAGGCCCCGGCGAAGAAGGCGGCTGGGACCCCGGCGAAGAAGACCGCCGCCGCCGCCACGGTGCCCGCGCCGCGCGCTGCAGCACCGGCGGCCAAGCAGAAGCCGGAGTTCAACATCTCCGGCCTCCCGGTCTCGGTGGCCGCGCCGCTGGAAGACCTGCTCAACGCCCTCAGCGCCACGAGCGGCGACACCGAGGCCCTGGAGCAGGAGGTCAAGACGCTGCGCGACTTCCGCGACCAGGTCGAGGCCGAGGTCAACGACGGCAACAAGGCCCCCATCCAGGTCGTCGCCAGCATCCACTCCCTGGTCCAGGAGACCAAGCAGAACTAGTCCCTGACCTGCGCGGAACGCCCCCATCCTTGCAACGTATCTAATGTTGCTATAGAGTGGGGGCTGTTCCGTTTGACCGCCACGTACAGAGGAGGCGCCCCATGCCCGCCGCCAGCAAGACGCGCCCCCTAGGTGGGCGCAGGACCAGCGACCCCGACCCGTTCAACGTCGACATGACCGAAGTCCCCATGACCCCGGCCATGACCGCCCTCCACGAACTGGGCAAGCTCCGCGCCCACGTCCTGCTCGCCGACCACATCCTTGAAGAAATGGTCCTCGACGGCACGGAAATCACCCTCGCCGAAGGCCAGACCGCCACCCACGCCATGCGCGCCCAGGGCCGAGGCTTCGGATGGCGCGCCCAGCTCAGCCGCCTCTTCAAGGGCAGGCGCGGCATCGACCCCTCCAAGCTGAACTGGCGCACCCGCACCAGGGACCTGGAGCCCGAAGAGGTCCCCGACTACATGGCCCCCGAGGTCCTGGAAGCCCTGCGCACCCTCGCCGAGCCCCTCTCCGAGCTGCTCCAGAAGGCATCCGCACAGCGCGACAAGCAGTACCCGGCCATCCACGAGCGCACCAAGCCCGCGATCGAAGGCCACACCGTCAAGTCCAAGGCCAGCTGAACCAAACAGCGCCCCCGGCAGGATCCCTTGACCGGACCCCATCGGAGGCGCTGCAAGACACTGCCGCTCCCGGATTTCCCGCCTAAAGGAACACACGAGGACCATGTCTGCCGACCAGCTTACCGTGACCGCCCCCGCGATGTCCCGCACCAGGACCACCCTGCGTGACCGCGCCGACCAGGCCGACTGGGACAAGCTCCTCACCGACGGGCTGATCTACCTCCTGGCCCTGATCGGCTTCTACCTCGGCTACCACACCCTCCACACCCTCGCCCTCGCCGTCGGCTACACCGGCACCGAAGCCAAGGCAGCAGCCGTCACCGCCGACGTCGCGATCCTCGCCTACTCCCGCAAGGCCGTCGCCGAGATCAAAGCAGGCCGCTCCGCCTGGGGCATCCGCTTCATCGTCGCCGCCTTCTCCATGGCCACCTTCGGCCTGCAGCTGCGCGCCGCCTGGCCCCACCCCACCGCCGTCGGCTTCCACGCCATGTCCCCGGCCGTCTGGATCCTCGGCCACGAGATGATGCTGCACGGACGCCTCCGCGACGCCAAGGCCGCCCGCCGCGCCGCCCAGATCAAGGCCGGACTGCGCCCCGCCCCGCTGCCGTCCATCCGCCGCATCTGGTGGCTGCTGGCCTTCCCCAGCACCTTCACCGTCTGGCGCCTGGTCAAGCTCACCGAGCGCGCCCCGGCCGCCGTCATCCGCGCCGAGGCCGAACGCCGCAAGGACAAGGGCGAGGGCATTCCCCGCGCCTGGGAGAGCTACCTCCTCGATACCCCGGCCGCCCCGCGCACCCTGCACACGATCTGCCGCGCGACCGCCTTCTACGCACCCGAGGACCTCTTCCCCGAGCTGCCGATCAACGTCACCCTGTACCGGGAGTCCGACCCCACCGAGAAGGTCCCGACCTTCGAGATCGACGCCCTCCTGCGCATGCTCCCCAAGGCCCCGGCCAAGGGCCGCCCCGAGGACAAGGCGATCGAGTACATCCGCCGCGTCGAGAACCTCGCCGCCCAGCGCGACATCAAGATCACCGGCGTCTTCCTCGCCGAACTCCTGCAGGTCGACGGCACCCGCATCTCCAAGCTC